TTATTCAAAATCTAGCAAGTCACTTTCTACGACTGCCTCGAGTGCTAGAGATTTTTTCCCTTCATCTTCAAAATCAATAACAATTGTATTTTCTTTGACTTCTAGCACTGTTCCTTTTCCAAATGACGGGTGTTTGACCGTTGAACCTACAACGCCTTTGTGATCCTCGATCCATTCTTTGACTTTCTCGTTTTCTTCTTTATCTTGAATAAGACCAGACTGTTTCATCAATTCGACTACCTCAAAATACCCGTCTACAAATGTCCGTTTGAAATCTGAACCCATAGATAATTCTGAGCGTTTTACAGGCTCGCCAAGCCCTAACATTAGTTTAATAGCTTTCAAAATAACGTCATCAGGGACGTTGCGACTGTCAAGCTGTCCACCAACTGCGTCGCCGTAGACACCGTAAAAGTGCCCATCTTCACCATTATGGCCGTAAATATCCATGATATTACTTGTCTCAAGATTGCAATAAACTGCTCCGTCTTCGTTTACAATAGCATACGCTACATCATTGTTTTTAATAGTTTCAAGTAGTTCTTTTGCTGAAATCATTGTTAGCTCCTCCGCATATTTTGTCAATTTAATAGCATTTTCTAAACTCATTTTTTCGATTGGTGTTTTCCCTGTAACCCATCTGCTGATTGTAGTGTCACCAATTCCAGTCGCTTTAGAAATTTTATAGGCTGTTACAGTCTTTAGTAATTTTTGAATTTTGTTAAAATCTGCTTTACTCATTTTTTATTATCTCCCGAATACCAAGCAATAGCGATTGCCAAAATTGCTACAAATAATATAATTTTCATCTTGATTTTCCTCTCACTTTCGTATACAATGAAAGGTAAGGAGAGCTTGCGCTCTCTCACCTTCAAGCGATTATCTCTTCCGCCGTCTGCAAAACTTGGGAGCGATTTTCGCTTTTTTATTTTGCTCTTTTAGTACTTGGTACCAAGAGCGACTCTCTTTTGAGATTGCTACTGCAATCCCTACCGCAACTGTGACCCTTGCAAGCCACTCGTCTAGGTTGTCCATTTGTATCACCTCCTTACATTATTTATTATACCGCATTATACTGCGTTAGTCAAGCCTTTTTTAACTTTTTTAAAATTTTTTTGCAAATAAAAAAGCCCCAGCCTTTGAGGCCGGGGGTAGATTAAAATTTAAGAAAAAATATTTATTTTCCGCAGTTTCCGCTGCGGTTTCGTTTTAGCTCAAATCACCCCAAAGAGTGATACGATTTCCTGCTTCGTCAGTTTGGCCAATGGCCATGTAGTTACGATTGCCAGATTCCCCAATGTAGGAGATCCAGCGGTAGCCGTTAGCAGAACCCTTGCTGTCGTAATTGACAGATTCCCCAGGTTCATAGACATGCACGATTTCACCATTAAGATTTGGCTCACGGCGCACATTGATAGCTACTTCTCCTACCTTAAATGTGCCTGCTTCTGGCGTAAGCTCAATTTCATCTGATGTTGGGGATACATCTGCTGGAGTGACTGGCGCTGCGCCATCGCTGTATGGTGGATAAAACCAGCCAATTACGTCTTCAAAACCTCGATTATTGTATCGAGCTGGCCCTCCAACGATTAGAGCATCAGCGTTTCCATCAACGTTTTGCTCGACAGTTCGCATCGTAATACCATCAGAATCCTCGATGACGATGCCACAATGCCCATAGTTAACACCACCAAACCAAGCATTCATGTTGAAAAATGCTCCAGCTCGTGGGTTAGCATTGGTTGGCATGCGGTGTACTTCCCAGCCAGCAGCTTCTGCGGAATCTAGCAAATCAACGGCATTGCCCCACAAATCCACTCCAAAGAAATGTTTAGATGGGTAAGTCACTAGATCAGCGCATTGAGTGCCTCCGAATCCATCTTTATCAACACCCATGCCCGAGTTCGCTAAGCCAATCGTAAATTGTACAAGTTCATTTGCTGTTGTCATAATTATTTTCCTCCTATTTATCAAACTGACTGGCACCGATGATATAAGTCACCTCACCAACGATGTCAAGCGGTGTAGGCAGCTGACGCACATTGCTAGCATTGACCAGCACACGACCGTCTGGCATCAAGACGAAGTCAATTGCAGCTTGTGGTTGGATTTTCCCTTGAGCGATCACTTTAGCTGTAAATGTGACAGGATGCGCAGGCTTAAATCCTTCTGCGATTCTTTCGTTTAATGTATATTGACCGTTATCCCAGCGTTGGGTCGCTGGTGTAGAGATGTGAGCTCGCACTTGTGCTTCCTCATTTCGAGCTAGATAGAGTTTTGACCCAAAGCCAAAACGGAAATTTCCTTCTGCGTATTCAGTTACTTTTACTTTTGTCATTTTTTATTTTCCTTTCATTTTTTCAAAGGCTGCGAGCCAAAAATAGCCTGCAGCAAAAGCAAACAGAGCAAGCTTCAGCGCCTGCTCTTTTATTCTATTTTTTATCATTTTTACCCGAATTTGATATTTTTTCGATAAACTCTCGAAAAAATGTTGTGTTAATCCCGAGCTTGTCGAAATTTTCCAGAATAGATTTTAGCTCAAAAAACAGATAACCGAAATAAAGTATCTGTAGAGCTCCCAGCCCAATTCCTTCAGGCAGCAAAATAGAAAGCGGAATGCAGAAAGCTAGTAAAGCGATACTAGCAATCTTGCGAATAATTCCGTTGATCCCTTCTTTACTGCGAAATTCAATGTTTGGGTTGAGCTTAGCGGCCAGAGTTCCTGTGAGGAAGTCAATAGCCATAGCGCCCATGATAAGTGCTAAAGTAAACACAATCAGTTCATCCTGCGTATCAATTAAGTCACGCAAGCTGTGTGACCATTCCAAAACGTCAGCCTGCATTCATCACCCTTTCTTTTCTTTAGACCGAGCTTCCAGCTCCGCGATAATCGCATCTTCCGCAGCATAAACAGCGTTTTGGAATGCTTCCTCTTGATCTCGCACTTCTTGACGGTTGGCTGCGTAAACCTCAGCATTATCAAGCCATGAGTTATGTGTTGTCACGCCTTTATCATCGATATCGGCTGTCATGGTTTTAACGAGCGTGTCGTCAACTTTGACGTGCCCTACGATTTTGGTTGTTTTGATAAGTTCTAGCGTCATTGTACTTCCTCCAATGTTTCTTTTTGTAATTTTTCTTTAGCTTCGTCAAAAAGTTCTTTCAACGCTGCATCCGAATCTAACACAGCATTAAAGCTATTGAATTCTTGCTCTAAGAGCGAGCTTTTGTTTCGCTCTACAATAAGCAGAGCTTGCATCTCAATCTCTGATTGAGTCTTGTCCGCTAGCTGATTCTGGTATTCAGCCAGCATGTAAGCATACACATTTTCGTTCATGTTTTCTCCTTTTATCTCGCGTATTTTCTAGCTCCGAGGCCTCGTATCGGTCCAAAAATATCATGTCTACCAGTATGATTCCCCAAATTTGCCATCATTTGGTTTAGTGTTTCAAGCACATTGACTAGATCAATACCGTTAAAGTAGTTTGCAACGATATTCGATCTTGTGACATTGCCAAACGGCTGTAGTATGACCTGTCTGTTGTCATTCCCGTACAGAGTGCGCATTTCCCAGCCACGGTAGTTGATAGCACCGGTCGCAAATCTCACAACGTCGCTGATGATTTCGGTGCGCTCTACCTTGTTTCCGCTAAACAGCCGAATGCCTGCAAAGCTGTCGTTTTTACTGTTTTCGGTACCATCGCGGTTAGCTCCGAGCACAGTCACACTGGCTGGTGCTCCACCTTCGGTCTCGCTCGTAAATTTTAAAAATTGATTCGGGTAGCCATTTAGCACACGTCTGATTGCCGCTTGGTCAGTCATGACGTTGTATTGACCGTTATTTAGATCAATTTTTAAAGCGCCGTTTAAGGCTTTAATCATCCCACCTTTGACCTGCTCAGCTGTAAAGTCGATGGATTGTAGCCTGTTGATAAAGGCATCTTTTGCCATCAGCTTCCTAAGCAGAGCCTCGCCCGCAGATAGCTTTTCGAGCAGGGCGTCATCCGCCTTGACTTTATCAGCCGTCACGGCATTAGCTCCTAGCACTTCCGCTGTCACTGCGCCTGCTGCTAGATGAGGTGTTGTGATAGCTCCTGCGGCCAAGTCACGGCCAGTGATAGAGCCATCCACGATTAAATCGCCCGTTATCCGCATGAGCTTCGTGATGGCCTGCATGCTCTCAGGATTTTGGACAAAAAGACTAGCCAAAGTCTGACCATTGACAACCTTCCCAGTACCAAGAGTGATCTGACCGGGTGTAATGCTGATGTCCGTCTTTTTGAGGGTTTCCCCGATTTGACTAGACATAGTCGCAAACTGGCCATCAATTCCCTGTTTAAACTCCGCAAGCTTAGTCTCAGAGCTGGATTTCAGTTCCTCAAAGCGCCTGCTTATGCTCCGCACGTCCTCTGTATGTGTAGCTTTGGCAACGTAGCCAGCCTCGATGAGCTTGCGCTCGGCAGTCAGCTGTCGTGCAGTCTCTTCACGGGAGAAAGTGCGAAGAGCCTCTGACCTAGTGCCGTCAGCGTTGACATACGACTGGATAGCTGACAAGTCTGTACGCAAGCCCTGAGCCGTCCGCTTAAACTCAGCTAAGATAGTCTTAGTCTCGTTAAGGCCAGTCTCGACTCTACCGACCTTGTTTAAGGTCTCTTGGGTTGATTGCTTCCAGCTGTTGAAGTTCGTCAGCGAGCTGTTAGCCGTGTTGATAGCAGCTTGCACGGTGGCCAGTTGGCCGTCAATGTTTTGCTTATATTCGGCCAATTTGGTGTCTGCGTAGCTCGTTGCATCCTCTGGAGCGGGTGACCAGCTCGTATACACTGACCCGCTCTCAACCTTGGCAAGTCGCCATTGTAGCGACCCACTCGCGATAAAATCAGTCCTAAACATCCAATTCCAGTAGGCATTTTTTAGATGATTTTCAGTGACTTTAAAGGAGTGTTCAAATGTGATTTCTCCGCTGCCGTTAAGGGTTTTGGCAGGGCTACCATTATAAGCTCCAGCCGTCCAGCCAGTCACATTCCCATTGCCTTGCAACCAAACGGTTGCAGTTTTGCCAGCTACTGGTCGTACATCAGTGTACTTGAGTATGATCTTAGACCTCAATGTATCGCCGACTTGCAAGCCGTCAGTCAAAACTTTGTAGAGCGGAGGACAAACATTGGCATTCCCAGAAAAGTTTGTAAAAGGTGTAGACCATTCTTTGCTTGTTCCTAATGCAAGGTTTCGGCCGCCTACAGCAAGCTCCTCGAACCGCCTGCTTATGCTCCGCACGTCCTCTGTATGTGTAGCTTTGGCAACGTAGCCAGCCTCGATGAGCTTGCGCTCTGCGGTCAGCTGACGTGCTGTCTCCTCACGAGAGTAAGTGCGAAGAGCTTCTGAGCGTGTGCCGTCAGCGTTGACGTAGGCTTGGACAGCTGACAAGTCAGTCCGCAAGCCTTGAGCTGTTCGCTCGAAGGTTGCCTTAGCCTCTGTGATTAGTCCCTCAGCATCTTCTGGAGCTGGTGACCAATCTGTCTTAAATGAGCCTTGCTCAACTTTGACCTCCCAAACGCTTTTAAGCTTTTCGGGGTCTTTGCGATAAGTGTTGACTCGTAGATGGTAGATGCCCGTCGGACGAGTCCAAACAAACTCTGTGCCAGTCGTGCCAGTTTTGGCATCTGATACGATTTGGTAATTACTTACAGCTTTGTCCATCAACCACAAGACTACGTTATCATTTTCGTTGTTTGGGCTATGCCAAGATGTAAAATTCCCGTCAGATTTCGCAGAGATTCTGTATTTTTCGTTTTGGACAAGATATACTGATGTTTCCTGCGAATATAGCGTGTTATTGTCAAAGTTGGTAGGATTTCTGTTTGGTTTAAACGGGCCTTTTGAACCCTTCAACAGATTCCGCCCGCCAACCCTGAGACTAGCCAGCTCCTCCCTCAACCGCCCGGCCTCTGCCGTTACCAAGGCCTTATCAGCCTTGTCCTTGGTCGCATTGACAATCTCTTGTCTAATGCCAGACGCTCGTACTTCAAACTCAGCTGTGCTGAGCTTTTGGTTCAGCTGGTTCTGCGTGTCTGTCTCTAAAGATTTGACAGACTGCTTGATACTATCCGAGAGCACAGTCAAAGCGCTTGTGTCCGCTTTGGTCTTGAGTCCCTCAGTCAAGCGGTTCACCCCAGCCTCGAGCGAGTCGGCTCGTTGCTTAAAGCTTGACTCTATGGCTGAGACACGCTCATCTTGGTCTTCTGGAGCAGGCGACCAGTCGCTGACAATATTTCCTTCGAAAAGTGCTGGAGCACAGATCTCTACAGTAGTTGTACTATCGCCACCATCAATGATCGAACCATGCCTACCTATAAACACTCTTTTGATTTCGTCTGTCGCTGTTTGCGTGTACTTGACCCAATAGCGTTTCCATTCTCGATTGATGATCAGCTTAGCTTCTCCATCGCCACTCCGTTCTCGTTTGTAACCCGTGCTAGTCTCGAGAGATAAGGTCGTATTTGGGCTATAAAAATGGGTGCGGATCGGGTAGTTGTCTCTTGAAGCACGAGCATAGAATACTAGTACATATTCTGTTCCTTTTGGCGGCTCAGATGTCTTCAACTTTACAGTGTCAGTGTACTTATCTTTAGCAACTGAGCGAGCAATCACAAATCCATCATGACTATCTGCTGTAATCCAAGACTTTTCCTCGCTCAAAGCTAGAGTCTGCGTCTGCTTGAGTAGATTTCTACGACCTAAATGCACGCTCGCTATCCTACTTTTCAACTCTTCCGCAGTCTGCACGAGCTCCGACCTATTAACCTTGCCGTCAGCCACGTTAGCCAGCTCTGCTAGTCTGCGAGTGGTTGTCTGCTCATAGGTTGCTTGAGCAGATTTGACGCCCGCAAGCTCGGTTTTAGCTGCGTTTAGTGCAGCGACTTGCTTGGCTATCTCAGACTCAGCTTGGGCCTGCTTGGTGCGGATAGAGCCAACATCCGAGCGGATTTGACTGATATTGCTAGTCAACTGACTCTGAGCCTGCGTTAGGTTGGTTTTAACACCAGCCAACTCTGACTTCGCCTGATTGATAGACTGCACTTGCTTAGCCAGCTCATTGTCAGCTTGGGATTGCTTGCCTCTGATAGCAGCAATATCAGACTGGATTTGACTGATGTCGCCGGAAAGCCGACTCTGAGCCTGTGTCAGGTTTGCCCTGACTCCTGCCAGATCAGCCGAGGCGCTAGACAGTTTCTGATTAAATTCCTTTTGTAGCCTGTCCGTGACCTCACTTTTGCTCTGATTGATTTTCAGATTCAGCTGGTCGGTCATTACTGCTTTGACTTCTTCCGCTTTGGCTTTAGCTTGTTCGATTCCATCAGATAGGCTCTGCTCCATCTGGTTCATTTTCTGGTCAAAGACTTTATCAGCATTCTTCAATTCTTTCTCGAGCTTGACCTCAAAGTTCTGCTCAATGATTGCAGTCTCAGTCTTGACCGAGTCGCTGACCATTGCATTTAAAGCGCCGCCTAGCGTTTGCTGGATAGTCCCGAATCCTACCGATTTCAGCTTCTTTCCCATCGGAGAGTAGCGATACTTGGTGATTTTCTTTCGGACATCAATCTCAAACTGCTCATGATAGACACTTACAATGTCAAATATCTTGACCGGCACATCACCGATACCTGCCACATCAAGCTCTAAGCTATCCTCGATCATGTCGCACAAGGTCGTCCGATAGTATTGCTCACCATACTTGGTCAAGCTGGCAAGGTCCTTGACATCCTCGTCGGTGACTTCCATGTCAGCCTCGTAGATATGCTTGTACTTGTTGATGAGGGGACTATCTACAGTGACTCTCAGCCACTGCTCTTTCTTGCTGTCTCCCTCTCCCACCTCAATTTTCTTGCGAAAATGAATACGTGTCCGCAGCTCTTTGGTAGAGGTCGTCTGCTGAGTGCTTTTCATGTTCTTTTTGTACATGAAAAGAGCCTCAGTCTCAGAGCCTCCATTTTTAAACAGACTGACTTGATACTTCTCGCGCACCAAGTCACCGCCCCATTGACCAACGATAGAGTGTTTCTCTTTGATCAGAGCGTCCATCGCTGAGATATTAGCTGCATTAAAAGTGTGCTTGTCTGTAATGTCAGAGTAAAAGCTAAAAGGACAATCTCTCAGGATTGCCCCAGCTAGTGCGGTCATCACTACATTCCCATCCACCCTATCAACATTGATAGAGCCGATAGAGTAGTAGTTGAGCAGTGTAGCTACTTGATTAGCATAGACTGTGATATAGCCTTGCTCTTTGACCACTTCAAAGATGGTAAACTCTTGCTCACCATCCAAATCATCCGATATAAGCTTGGTCTCTTCTGTCAGCAACTTCCATTTATCATTATTGAGGGGGTATTTAAAGGTCAGTTGATAGGTACTGTTGCCTTCTTGGTAGATTTCATCAGCCCAAGCTTCATTTAGAGGGGTATTCCCCTCTTTTAAATAAATCAAACCTTATACCTCCAATTCCCTTTAATTGTGATTTTTCGGATATTGCCTGACACAGACACACCAGACCGCCCGACAGGGATCTCAAAGAATGGCCCTCGTTTTCGTAGAGTATTCTTGATATTTCCATTTTTATCAAAGACATTCTGCCGCTTGTGCTGGCACACAATCGTCGCTTTTGTATCTAGCGTCAAGTGCATAGTCTGTTGACCGATAGTCAGAGAGACATCACCAGAGCCTTCCAATGTAATGACAGGCTCAGAGTAGACGGTTCCTGTATTGGTCACCGTGCCATTACCAGTCAATACCACATCCTGCGCATTTTTTTCGTACCGAAAAGGCTGCATTTCAAGCTTGATTTCAAGCGTCCAAGCATGCGGACCGTTAGGGCTGTAGGAAGCCTCTAAAAAGTCTGCATAAAAAAATGAACCAGGCTGATACCCAAGCTCGATCACATTAAATTTTGGCTGAAATTTCTCCACAATCGTTGAAATGTCTAGCATTTTAGGTACATAGAAAGTAAATGTCCGCTCATAGCTCTCGTAGGCTCCGTCAAGGATAGATTCAGATCCGTTAGCTCCATGGATGACCACCTTCTCCGTCGCTCTCGGTGTTGCCGTCTGTGCCTTACCAAAGTCAGTCACATAGCAGTTTGAGAGCGTCGAAGTATTAAAATTATTGATAATCATGTAGTACATCAGATCCCCTCCCTTTTCATAATTCTAGCTTGTCTTCTGTAGATATTTTGTGCGAGAGGTTCACCGTCTAGTATGGTGTCTGACGGCTTTTCGAGGATAGCCCTCAAAAGACTTTCCAAACTTGCCCTCAAAATGGCAATCTCAGACACCACCCTGTCCATATCTACCACATTTTGAGTCGTAGAAGACTGCACCACGATAGACTTGCTTGCCTGCTCCATTTCACGGATAAATTTCGCATCACTCGGAATCCCGACACCAGCAGCATACTTAGGGATTCCCATGTTACGCATCAGACGTTTGGTCTTGTAGGCTGGGAATACCTTTGTTCCTCGTGGCAAGTCCATTAGGACGTTACGCCCTTCTGGGATAAAGGTTTCACCTGTCGGAAAGCGAATCAACTCTCTATAAGTACCGCCTCGCTGGTCGTTGACCATGGCAGGGCCACCATCATGATAATTGGTCCCTTTCTCCAATCCAATCCATTTTCTAACGGTCTGAATGACTGTCGTGACCGTTCGTGGAATACTGTTGAGGGCTCCAATAACTCCCCAAGCAACCCCAGACGTATTGTCAACAGCGGTAAGGTGCTTGGTTGGTGTAGGTGTGCTATTAAAGCTGTTCAAACCGCCGATACCTTGGCTAGAAGCGCCAAGGACGGAGTTAGGGTCTCCTGTAAACATCTTAGTCGGAGCCGAGGTATTATTAAAACTATTGACCGCTCCGATCGCTTGATTTGATGCATTCTGGGTTGGTGTGGCATCAGATGGCAGTGGTTTAGTTGGGGCTGCCGTACCATTAAAGTTATTAACTGCACCGATAGCTTTCCCGACCTCTACTACTGCCGAAGTAGAGTCCCCATTCAAATTTTTCGTAGGCACGGTCAAGTTGTTAAAGTTCCAAGCCGCTCCAATAGCCTTACCAATTTCTACCACAGCCGATGTCGAATCACCTTTCAGCTCCTTTGTCGGAGTGGCAGCCTGATTCCACATATCCAGCTTGGCAATACTTAACCCTGTATTTAAAAGGGCATTATCGCCATTGACCAAAAGATCCTTAGGGAATGGATTAGCCATATCCCAGTTTTTTAAAGTCTCTGTAGAGCGAGATACCGCCTTTTGAAACTCCTCATCTCTGGCCAGCAGTTCTTTCTGCTGCGGAGTCAGTTTGTTGTAATTTTCCAAGGCCTGCTTAGCCACATCTGCCTTGTTCATCACATCCTGATTATTCATCAGGAGTTGCTTGGTTTCGGCAGGTAGACTATTCCAGATTGCTAGGTGTTGCTGGCTATCAAAGATGGCCTGCAAGCCAGCCTGATTTTGGACGATGATTTTCTTCTCTTCCAGAGACATCTCTGCCCACTTGCCAGACTCGACCAAAGCTTCAGCAATCGTCGCCCGAGCGTTAGAGTTCAACTCCGCTTCCTTAGCAATAAACTTCAATTGTTCCCAACCCTCAGCAGATTTGACTGCTTCGCCAATGACCTCCTTGACGTTAGATTTAACCTCAAATTGGTTGTTTTTGTTGATGTTTCCAACTAAAAGAGACCAGGCATCATTTGCCTCCTTGGTAGTAGCTGACATCTCACTACTATACTTAGCAAGGATACTGTGTGAGTTCCCTGCTTCTCTAGCAGCTTTAGAGGCTTTCTCCCCGATTTCTTCATAGGACAGACCATAGTCCTCTAGGAGCTTTTTCGCTTCTTCCCAATAGTTCCAGCTCTGCCCTGTTCGCAGTTTGACCTTATCATCCAGAGTCTTCATGACTTCCAGATATTTAGTTCCCAAGGCCTCCATGGTCTGATTGTGCTCACTCTCCAGTTGCTTCATTTTGGCATTGTATTCCTGCCTTGTGAGCAATTTAGAGCTGAGCATCTCTTTCAGCTCTGCTTTAGATTCTTTATACAGGCTATTTTCTTCTTTCATAGCCTTTTCTAAGCTCTCTCTTGAGTGCTTGAGCTGAGTCTCATTTAAGCTAAAGATTTCTCCGTTCAGAGCCTGCAGAGCGGCCTTCTGCTCTTTAGCGGATAGGTTCATAAGCTCCAGCCTAGCAGTAATCATCTCTCTTTGGTTATTGAGGATGATTTCTTTTTCTTCCTTGGAAAACTTGCTAGCATCACCATTGTGGCGTTGATAGATATCATTGATTTGATTCATCATCGCCTCAGTGTTAGTCACCATTTGGTTGTTGTATTCCTGAGCCTTAGCCACTTGTTCAGGGCTTATGCCCCATTTATCGGCTAGTTCTTGGAGGCGCTTATTAGCTTTGTCAGCAGAGCTAACCACTTCTTCATAGAGCTTCTTAAAAGATCCTGCAACTTTGTCAGCATCACCAGCGTGTGTACTGAAGTTAGCGACTGTATTACTAGTTTCGTCAACCACTTTTTGGAAGCTACGCAAGTCACTACGAGCTGTTTCGCTCAGTTGCGTGCCGAACTCTTCCGCTTTGATGCGAGCCTTGTCTTTCTCATTTCCGAGATAGACCAAGCCTGCCGCAGCTAGGCTGATGCCTCCAATCATAAGACCTACTGGACCCCCTAAGGCAACCATAGCCTTTCCAAGGATCCCAGCTGATCCAGATGCCGAAGCAGTGGCTCCGCTCAAGGCTGCGGTTCCAGTAGTTGCTGTAGCTGTAGCACTACTCAGAGCAGTTGCTCCACTGGTCGCAGATTGAAAAGCCTCCGTTAAGTTCCCGGTAGTCCGAAAAGCTTGGAAAGTCTTATGCAGGATAGATGCCCCGCCTGCTGCCTTGCTGAGTCCTTTTGTCAGCCAGCCAAGCCCTTTGGTAAAACTACCGACAAGTCCAATTCCCTTACCAAAAATGGTGAGAGCTGGGCCAGCACCAGCAGCAAGCAAGCCCCATTTGATAATGTTCTGCTGCTGTTCGGTACTCATATTGCTAAAGGCTTTAGCCATATCCGCCAAATTTTGAATCCATGGTTTAGCTGCTTGCAATCCATCCCGCATAGCTTTGAGCAAAGGGCCACCAAACTCAATCGCAATGTCCGTGATTTGATTCTTAAACATTTTAAATTGTGATTCAGTGGTCGCGTAGCGCTTGCTTGCTTCTTCAGTCAAAGCTGTATTTTTCTTCCAAGCACTATTTGAGCGATCAACTGCTGATGTCATCTTATCTGAGGCTAAAGCCAGAGATTTCAGCATGTTACTTTGACGAATGCCCTTCATATCCAGATCATCGAGGATGCCATTGACATTCTCTCCAGATTTATGAGCATTTTCCAAACCTTTGATAAAGGCTTGCAGCGCTTGGACAGGTTTTTCTTTCCATGCTTGCTGGAATTGTTCTGAGGTCATGCCTGCCGTATTGGCAATCAGCTCTAGTTTTTCAGCTGCACCTTTTCCAGTCAGAGATACCGCATTTCCGATAGCTGTCAGCGTTTGAGTCATGGCAGTACCACCCGCTTCAGCTTCGATACCAACCGAGCTCATAGCTGTTGCTAGACCAAGGATATCTGGAGCTGTCAGACCAGCTAAACGACCACCCGCAGCTAGACGGTTGGTCATCTCGACGATATCTTTTTCAGTCGTCGCAAAGTTATTACCGAGGTCAACCACGGAAGCTCCAAAACGTGAGTAATCGTCCGAACTCAAGCCCATGATGTTAGCGACTTTAGCAATAGCCGTTGCCGCCTCTTCAGCGCTCAAGTTGGTTGACTCGCCCATATCAATCATGGTACGAGAGAACTTCAAAATATCTTCCGTCTTGATTCCCAGCTGACCAGCTACTTCCGCTACGTTAGCGATTTGGACTGCGCTTGCAGGCAACTCTTTAGCCATCTGCCGAATGCCACTAGACAGTTTCGCATACGACACGGTTGCCGTTTCATCTACCGTCTTTTTAACTCCAGCAAAGGCTGACTCATAGTCCATTGCTGCTTTGACTACAAGCCCTGCACCAGCTACCAAAGGAGCAGTAACCCCTGTCGTCAGCTTGCCGCCAACGTCAGATACATTCTTACCAAACGTTTTGATACGCTCACCGTTTGTCAGTAGACTATCGCCTATTTTATTGAGATGACCGGCAAAGCTATTCTCTCGACCAACCGCTATCAAAGCCTGCTCCACTTTTCGGAGTTGACCTTCCATTGCAGCTAGTTTTGCATTTTCACGCTCGATTTCTGCGGCAGCCTTGTCAAACCGAGCTGTTCCAGGCTCTAGCTTATCAAAGCCTTTCTTCATCTCGTCCAAGACCTTGCGTTGAGCATCAATCGCCTGCCCTAAAGTCTTGTACTTTGCCTGTAGTAAATCAGCATTCTTTCCATTGTTTTTTAGAGAGCTATCCAAGGCTCGGACGTTGCTTTGGAAATACTTTACGGCATTTTTCGCCCCATTTAGAGTAGGATTAAACTTAGACACGTCCAACCCTAGCTCCACATACATTTGGCCTAAAGGTGTCCCACCTGCCATTTAGTTTCCTCCTGCTATATTGTTCCTAAAAAATCCGCCAGATCCATGACTTCTTCTTTATCAGCGGCTTCTGTGGTGTCCAGCACGCCCATCAAGTCCTCCCAGCTTGTCTCCATGACATCACGGATACTCATGCCGTAAGGACCTTCTGTAGCTTTTTTGACAAAGTTATAAAACCGCTTTAAAGCTTCACCGGGCTTTAAGCTTTCCCCTTTGGGTCCACATCACCCACCAAATGAGTGTAGATATCAGCAAAGATGGCAACGATTTGACCAAAGTCTGTAAACTCAAGCAACTGCTCTACTTCCACATCTTCAAACAGCGAAGCAATAAAGTTTAACTGCTTATCTAATTTCTCAACATCGCTCAAGTCATCAGTCAATGAGTCGTTTAAGACCAGATAATCACGATAATCTTTGGTGGTGATTTCCTTACTCGTTTTCAGGACATCTTCACCTTTTTCATTTTTGATTGTAAATTGTACCTTCGACATAGATTTTCCTTTCTAAAAAAGAGAAAAGGGCTCTCGCCCCTTCCTTACGCAGCTGGCAAAATCTTAAGTTGGCTTTTAAGTTTCTTCAGCTTCTCAGTATCTGACCCATACACCATTGCGCCGTAACGTCCATTAGTCGCGGTATCTGTGCTAGCGGTCGCAGCAAAGGTCACATTTGTAGGAGCAAGTTCTTCTGCCTTATCCTTGAGCGATTCAAAATCAATCGCATCCATAGAAAGTTGGCCTTTGTAAAAGCCATAGTAAGCAGGTTCACCATCAGCTGTATTACTTTCGATGAGAATGGATACATTTTTTGCAACAGTGTCTGTGCCAAAGTAGTATAGACCATCATCATTTCCATAGCCTAAAGCACTAACATAAAGAGCTAAAGGCACATCCAACAGCCCGAATTCTACCTTCAAGTCGCCAACCCCACGATTATTGACGTGATAAGCAATATTGCTACCAAATGTTTTGGTTGGGTCGACGGACAGACCAGACACTTTAGCCGTCTGTGCAGCCCCTTCGTTTTCTTTACCTTCCAGTGTAAAGAGATTTTCACCGACTGATGGTGCTTTTCCATCATGTACACGAACCGTTACGGATTTCAATCCTACAATTGCAGTTCCTTTTATTTTCATTCCGTTTCCTTCTTTCTAATATTCTTCATACAGTCTGCTCACACCTCGATAGGTGCGAACATCGACATAGCGCTTAATTTCAGGAAGCCAGCTATCCAGATCACCTGCGGTTTGGTAAAAGCCTTCTCCCTCAAAAATCTTTTCAATTTTTCTTTGGAGTTTCTTACACTCCACACGATCCACCGACTCTACATTTACCTGATAGAGAAAAACCTTGGCTAGACTTGTATTGCTTCCATGAGCCGTCTGCATCGGTGGCCCCAGCGGGATGATAACGATACTCGTCTCATCCTCTCCCAAAGACTCCGGTCTATTAAAGGACTTGATACAGACACCAGCTAGTTCCTCATCTGCCGTCAAGGCATTATAGAGTTCCTCAAGTTTATCTTTGACCACTATCTAAACCCCTCTATCTTCAATCTACTTGCTACACGATACTTGTATTTTTGACCGTTAGCTTCCGAAAAGCGACGGATCACACCAAAGCCTCGAGGATGAGGATTTCTAGCATAGCCTAGCTCGTTCAAGTGCACCAAGCGCCAACGAGAGCCAGCGCCAAAACCTAATTTGACAGTCGGTACACCTTCCATCGCACCAGTGACGCGTCCAACAGTCGCACTCTCGATAGTCTCTCCAGTACGCTTGTAGACCGCTAAAGCCTCCTTGAAATCTTCCAGAGTCTCTTCAGCAGCGCCTTTCAAGGCTCGACTAGTTACCCGCCTTACTTTTTCAGGTCCCAGCTTAGCCTCCATATTCCGCAGGACTTCTTCAAGACCTCTCACATTAGCCCCGCTAGACATCGCGACCACCTCCGATTACGACGATCAAAAAATCCCGATTATCATAATCAGGACGCACATCAATAATTTGCCACTTCTTGTCTTTCAGGCGGATATCTCCCACTTCTACAAAATGGCGATTATCAGGCTGATAGTCAGATAGCGGATCACGGATTTTAACAGTCATTTTAGCTTTCATCGCTTTACCCGTTGCGATTTCGATATCTTTCATGCTAGGAGAGTAGACCTGTCCCATCGTATGGAAGACCTTTTCATGGCTGACATCACGACCGTCAAGTCCCTCCGCCACTTTTGAAGTATAGAAAGTGACGGGGGTTCTTAGGTCGCCATTTGTCGCTTCAGGCTTCTTGTAGCGATAGTGCGGGCGATTAGATTGGTAGCTCATCCTTAGCAGCTACTTCATCCTTTTTCCCTTTTGCTTTAGATTTAGTGCCATCTTCTTTTGGCTCGACCCATTCAACATAGCCAGGTAAAGCTTCGTTCAATTCATCGAAGCGTTCTTTTGTCGCTTCAAATTCTGTCCCCGCTTGACGAAGATCCCCAGTTTCTAAGTCATAAAATTCTTCTAAGACCTTAATCATTTTTTTCCTCCGGTTTGTAATTTTCTAGTGACAATGCCATCAAATCCCCTTGAAAGTTTCCATAGAAAAATTCAACTTGGTCATTGTAGGCATATCGTGCACGCTCTAGCACCAGCTCCCTCACTCGGGGGTCGCTAGTGTCCTTGCTTCCCACCAAGCTGTGAATAGTCGCCTCAGAGCTTTCGAGCATTCGTGAGAGGTTTGCATCCTCTCCACTGTGAAAAATCCTCATCCGCTCCTTAAAAGCTTTAAGGAGTGGATGAAGTTCTTTTTCCTCTTCCATAGGCTATCACCGCCTATTTCAGTTTCAATTCCCAGACAGCAGCCGTTTTCTCATCATGTGGTTTCCCGTAGGCGAACTGCTTCCCTGTATAGAGAATTAAGTCATCAAGTGCCAAAGTTTGGTCAAATTTACCAAATTCAATACCTCCTCCAAGGATGGCATCATAACGACCCTTGACAAAAGTAGTGATTTTACCAGCTTCCTGCGCTACTGAGGGCACGACGATAGGGTTAAATGGCAAGTTGGTGACAAATACCCCGAGGCTGTTCAAAGTGGTAAATTGTGTGGTGAAATCAAGCTCGTCACTGGTATTCACTACGATGACCATGTTGCCACGGGTCACGACTGGCTTGCCATTTGACTTAGTCGCATGGTACTTGTAGATATCTTTGAACTCCTTAAGCGTGATATTAGCCTTTTCTTCGGTAGTCTTACCTTTAGAGCCGAGAGTTACATCACCAGATGAAGCCTTAGCACTATAGGTTGTTTTTCCTGCCGCAACCGTTCCTGTCAAGGTGCGAGACAAGCCAATTGGTTTCTCATCTCCATCACCATTCAAGAAAGCAGCTTCAAGCGCAGTTGCAAAAGCTTCTGTTAGCTGAGTAGAGACGAAAGAATAGAGCCAGCCGGGACCAAACTTTTCTGTATCCTTTGGAAGTACCACAAAGGCCGTCAGTTTGTTCTGGATTGCTTCTTCTTCGCTAAATTCAGCAGTCAATTGACCCTTGATTTCGTCATTGATTTTGCCCCAAGCTGCCACACCTGTCGTATTTGAGGTCAGGAATTTAAGACGAGGGCCACCGTTGCGAAGTCCGATATGCTCAAGCAAAGGATGGGCTTGCACCATATCTTCAAAGATACGGTCAACAGTTTCCTGTGGAAAGAATTTTTCGATCTTGTCTGGGGCTTTCTTTTCTAAGTTGTTAAAATATTCCCGCTCACGAAGCGATAATTTTTCATCAAGTGGACTTGCTGCCACTAGACCATCAACTTCCTCACGAGCTGTTTTCTTGGCTTCATCCATAATGGCATCAAGCATCTTTTCGTAAAGTTCCCCTTGCTTTTCAGCAGGTTCATTGTTTGTAACAGCATCCAGAAAGTTCTGACGAGCTGTTTTAAATTCATCTGATAATTTCATTCCCATTTTTAAAATTTCCTTTCTTAAAATGCAAAACGACCGAACCCTTTAGGAACAGCCTTGTCTGTGTTATTTTCTAGGCTTTCTTGAAGATTGAATCTCTTCTGTAGAAATTCACTATTTTCGAAAGCCTCTTTGTCGATTTGTACATCTGGCAGTTTAGCTTCTAGCTTTTCAGCTACCAGTTTAGCGATTTTATCAATATCCGGTGTCATTGCTGACCTCATTTTCTCGATAAAATCACTTGGGATCATAGGAGTTTCACTCGCAACCAAAGTCGGAGCGACTTCGTTTGTAAACATAATCTTGTCTACAAATCCATGGTTCAAAGCTGATTCAGCATCAAACCAAGTAGTCTTGTTCATTAATCCAAGCAAGTCATCAAGAGCCTTACCAGTCTTATGAACATAAGCACTAGCAATAGATTTGTTAAAACCTTCTAATACCCCGGCCTCATGAAGCAGAGTGTTATGGTCACCATTCACTTGTGTTGAAACATTGTGGATCATGATTTGGGCAGTCGGACTGATTTCAACCGTATCTCCTGCCATTGCAATCACACTTGCTGCGCTTGCTGCAATACCGACAATCTTCACAGTCACGGTACCAGGATACGAGCGTAGAGCAGTATAGATTTCACTACCAGCATAAACATCTCCTCCACCCGAATTGATATGAACCTCAATCGGTTCACCACTTTCAGGAAGGACGACATCTTTCGGAGCAGTTGCATCCCACTCAAGCCAATCGTAAAGCCATCTGTCATTGTTTGATACAATCGTACCCTTAATCGGAATTACCTTCATCTTCTTTCTCACCTCCTTCCTCTATTTCCTCACCAATCTGATAGTTCTTCGTCATGACAGGTTTATTGCCCCAAGGCACAGCCTCGAGCCCTAACTCTTCCCGAACTTCATTGATTAGCATTGCACCAGAGGAGATTAGCTTATCAATGTTTTCCGCCAAAGCGAACTTATCCCGCTGACCTTCGCCGACAATCGCAAATGACCGCTGACCAGAATAACCGTCACGTCCGACAATGGCATGATTGAGCCCATCAGATACTTTCTTTACCAGCGATTCAAAGCAATAGCTCGTAAACATCTTCTGACTGTTTGCCAGATTGGCCATATCCCCATGCAGTAGCGCCGTAGGAATGCCTAGTATATCGGCAACCTCATCATCAAATTGCCTTCGGAGTTTTTTAATCTCATCCACAGACAAGTTCGATGTGCCAACTGTGTTTGTCAATTCGTTGTAGTCCAGCCCGTTTTGAGCTGGGACGATAGCCACCGTTTTTGTAGTAAAGGACTTAAAAAGACCATCAGCATAGTCCTTCATCTGCTTAAGTCTTTCCTCGTTAAAGGTGCCGTTTGTCTTAGTGTTGAGGATGCCCCGAATCTGATTGTTACGACACAAGGCCTCGACCAAGCGACTATGTAGCTTTTCATAGTCAGCAAACAAGTCACTGATGTATTCTTGCAGTCGGTTGTTGTTGTACTGCAAGAAAATCACATCGCTCATAGGGAACTTACGCTGAAACGTATAGTCTCGCACAGATACCATTTCAAACGTATCATCATAGACCGCATATCGTTTCCGACTAAAGCTATCCGCGACTAGCAGCTGATCGTCATCTGACAAAATGATAAGTACTTCATTTTTAGTCAATAGGCGATAAATCACCTTTTGCCAAAATTCTGAAGCGGACTCATTCCGATTTGGCCGAACATTCAAAAGATAGTCCCAGTTGGAATGCACATGTCTCCCTTGGACCATGTAGCGAAATTCAGACTTCGCAAAGATACGAGCCACAAATTCCGCCGATTTGTCCACGGCCAAGCTTTTGAGATACAAGCTCCCAAAAATCCGCTCTAAATCATCAAAGTCAAAGCCAGTGATAATTTCTTTGCGAGCTTTAAAAATATCAAGCCAGCCCACAATCTCCCCTCCTTTCTAAGTTATTTTGCCAGCCACCCACCCAAACGATTACCGTTTCCAAAACGGCTTCTTTAGCTGCTCTAGCTCTTGTCTGATACTGCTAAATTTTTCATTTGTCGCCTCCACATTCTCACTGCATATAGTTTCGTGCCGTTTCTGCGCCTGACGCAATGTGTTCAGTTCAGTATTGTATTCTGCCAATTTTTTATCCAAATCCATATTTTTACGACTTAGCACACAAAAATCTGTTTGGAGTTTCTGAACTTCCAGCTCAAGACGCTTTTTCTTCTTAATTCGCTTATTCATCTATGTTCCCTTTCATTTTTAAAATTCCCAATTACTAATCACATCAAGAAACTCACCAACGTTTGTTTCTTGTACTAATTCCCGCTTATAGAGCGCAGCGATAAAGGCATGGAAGCCATCCGTTTTCCGACGCACAGGCTCTTTCTTTAAGAATCGCTTATTGCCATCCTTATCCTCTTTTACATAAGTATTATCCGTGTACCAAAGCATAGAGTGGTCGTCTTCAAAGATAAAGCGCTCATTTGCGAAGCCATCCTCGATGAATGGAGCCACTTTCGATTGAATCGCTCCGGGATTTCTCAGAAACTCATGCTCAAAGCCAGCCTCTTCCAATAGCGGTTTCAGCAAATCCATCCGAAAACCATCTGCACAGACAAGCTCGATATTATAGACCTCACTCCATTCAGTCAGCTTTGCAACCAGCAAGCGAGGATCAATACTTGGACCATCCACAATCGTAAATAGCCCTTTGTCCGCCCATTCATTGATGGGAGCTTTTAGCTTAAATGCTTTTAAAAATGCCTTACGAGCAAACGAGTGCTGCTTCCAGATGAAATCATCGCCATGCTTAAATAGCAAACCAACACTCGCAAAGTCTCGGATGCTCGCATAGTCAAACCCAGCCACACAAGACCGACCCTTTAAGTCGATGCCCGGTGACCGCAGACAAGCCAGCAGCTTCTCGCGAGTCGTCACATCCTTTTCAAGGTCTGCTTCAGGTAGATTCATCCGTTTTGTCATAAATTCCTGACGCCCGGAAGGCTCCAGCTCAAGGTCATCATAGTCAGCCTTGGTTCTTGCAAGTAACCTCTTAGCGTAAGGAGTGCTTTCATCCAACATCGGATTGGCTTTTGACCAGTTCCTCATATCATCCACTTCATCCGCACTATCTAGCTTGCAGATAAAAGGAAATAGCCGAAAATCATCAAGCTCTCCATTCAGGATTTGCATAGATTTCTCTATCAGCTTGTCATAAAATCCCTCACGCACATACCCATTCGTACCGTTGTAGAAAGTCCGAGCATGAGCAATCTTACCAAGACCAGACCGCTGCACTTTCACAGCCTTGTCATCTTCGAACTGGTGAATCTCGTCAAATTCTAGACAACCATCACGAGCAGAGTCCATCGTTTTCGGATTGTTTGTCCGAAAAGAAAAGACCGAGTTGTTCGCCCGACCTGTAATAGACATTTTCGTCAGATAAAAATGATCCTCAAGACCACGACGCTGAACAGTCTCATACACTTCCTCAAAAGAAACCTTACCTTGCTTTTCAGAGTTAGCAGTGATAGTCACATCATAATCTCTGATTGGATAGATAGGGCTGATAAAAAAAGCGTCTCTCGCAGACATAAAACCATTCTTACCACCCCCGCGAGCCAATGTCAGCAGAATTTCGTCAAACTGAGGCTCCCCATCCTCCTTCCGAAAAAGAAAAATAAACGGAGTCAAGAAAAGCTGATACTTAGCTAGAGGGAAAAAGTTCTTTTCCGCAAACCGAATGAACTTCTCAATCAAGTCATTATCAAAATAAAGATCATCCCGAGGATAAATCTTCTCCCTGATGATTTTAAACAGCAGCTTTCTCTCTTGGTTGACAACAATTTCTCCACGCTCGGCCATTTTGATGTAGTCATCAACTAACGGATGAGAGATCATAGCAAGTCACTTCCAGCAGATTTCTTCTCGACCGGCGAATTTTCCACATCAAAATCAAACGACCGCTCAATAGCCAGAAGCTGATTGCTGGTCGAATTGATTTCCTTGATGAGCGAGTTCGCCTTTTGAAATCTTTGCTGGCCATTGTGAACCGTAATAACCAAGCCGTCCTCTTTGAGACGAGCCTTCAGCTCATACAGCAACCTGACGAGATAAAGATAGCGATTCACTTTTTCGTATGCCACCGCATCTTTTTTCCTCGGACTAAAATAACCAATTTTAGAAAGTAGCTGATTTTCTAATTCTTTTATATTTTTTTCTGAGTATTCCTCCATTACCCCCCACCCCCTTTAAAATTTTGCTAAAAATTTGGACAGTTGACCCCATCCACCGGTTCCCAAAACGAGATTTTATTGCGATTTTTTTGACCGGGGGGTACTTAATTTCCCCACCATTCGTCAGAACGAAAATTTTTCTCTTGCATTTTTTGAGATTTTCGAAATTGAAAACGTCCATGACGTTTATTGTGACATTCTTTACAAAGAGTCCTGAGATTGTCAAGTTCCAGAGCTAGCTCAGGATAAAACTCTAGCTCCTTGATGTGGTCAACCTCTAGACTATCAATCGTGACTCTGCCCTCATCTCTGCACCAAACGCACTCATAGTGATCTCGTTCAAGTGCTTGCTTGCGAAGTCTTTTCCAATCGCTAGAATTATAAAACTCTCTGCGCTCTTCGTGAGTAGACACATCAAACATTGTGCTTAAAATCCGTTGCTTTGTTTCCACATTTACTCAAAAGTTCAAGAGCTTTTGAGGCCTGTTCCACCGATGTGAAACTTTTTAGCGAAGCGTTTTGCAATCTTCGAAGGTTGTCTTTATTTAGAGTTGCAAAAAACAAACAGTCCTCTTTATTTTTTTCTTTGGTTGTTTTATTTGCATTTAATTTGCATAAAAACTTTTTTAAAAAACTTATCATTCTTTAGCAAACTCCTTTATTTTTATAGTTCTAATTCCTTGTTTTACATATTCTAGTGAATTCGCTGCATGACAAATAATTCAGATTTATCAAGCGTTTATCTTGCATGCGTGAAATGAAATCATCATAACCTCAAAACAATGAATTGATGGTAAAATAAAAAATTAAAAGCCTTGAAATTTCGTCATGGCTCTGTCTTGTGAATCTTGATTTTTGCCGATATATCGTAGTGAAATGCTCTGACTTGAATGGTTAAGTAGGTCCATTATCAGAGCAACATCCTTGGTTTGCTCATACATAAATAAACCAAAGGTCTTTCTCATCGAGTGAGTCGCTATGTTTTCTAGACCAACTTCTTCAGCAGCTTTCTTTATGATTTTGTAAGCTGTGTTTGGTTTGATGTGCTCGTGCTTGCCGTTTCTGCTCGGGAAAAGGTAGTCTTCATCTTTCTTGTCCTCGATATACTTTCGCATTGCGACTTTAAATTTCTTTGGCATCTTTCGTTTGGTTGGTTTGTCAGTCTTTTCGTCCACGATCTGGACATGCCAACCTTTGACGTGCTTGACCTTGAGCTTGACAATATCGCCAATCCGAAAACCAAGATTAACACCAGACAGAAACAGCATGAGGTTACGCTGTCGATCTGACTCTTTGATTGCGCTATGCAGCATCAACCACTCCATCATCAATCTAACATCGTCGCGATTCCTGATTGGTTCTACAACTGCCACATAACCTCACCGCCTTTCTATTTTTTGTAAACAAAAAGGAACACATCACTGCGCCCTTTCTGAGGAGATTCTATAAAATTTCAGCTTTGCAAATCATTCACAATCTGCATGCTATCATAATATCATCAAATTCGTGACACAAAAAGCGTTTTTTGTGTCATCTTAATTTTTTTATTGAAGCTGAGCAAATTTTTCCAAAATCACTCTACGTTTTCTGTAAATAGTTTTTCTACTAAAATGCAGTTGCTCGCCAATTTCTTCCCAAGTGTAGTAAAAGATAGAGGCTGCGTTCATCCAGCGCAGATGAAAAATCTTCTTCTGTTCTTCGTCAAGCCCTTCAAGCAATGCTTCAACCGTGTCCTTAAACAAGATTAAGTTTCTCAGTTTGACGTCACTATCAAGTTTGAGGACTGCTGTCTCTGTTGGTCTAGATACAGTGTTGCCCTTGCTTCCAACGCTGATGCCCTCTTTGTGAGGGAAGGTCAACTCTTCACGCCTTAAAGCAATTTCACGATTGATACCAGAGTATCTTAGTAATTTGTTATCTAGGGCATTTAAGTCTGTTTCTGTTATACGCACTTTTATATCCTTTCATTTTTGTCATTATATAAAATAACTGGCCAAGAGCAGAAGCACAAGTACAATGATTTGATAACTAATAACAGAAATCACTTTTTCCTTGAAAGTTCGATTATCATCTCTTGAGTTAGCAGTTATAAAAGTCATGAGTACATCTAGACCAAGTGCCTGCCAGATAGTAATCTTATCAACTGAAACAATTGTAGTCACAATCTCATTCCATCCATACTGCACGATACAAGCCGAGGTAAATATCAGAATAATACCTACTGCTAACTGACCAAAACAACCAGCTGCACTCTCACTAAAATTTTCAGCATTTCTTTTCTTCATAAAACTCCCCTACTTTTTACTTGTAATTTCAAACGGAATAATGCTTTCTGGCATATAGTTGACCTCGTATTTGTACTGGTTAACTTTTGCGCCCTCAAGATCCTCAACGACATACATATTCCAACCAGTCAAATTAACCATGTGCTTCTTGTACACACCTTTTTCCGTTTCAACCAAAATTTCAAGGCGCTTCCCATCGTTTGCTTCTGTGTCGACAGAAATACGACCAATCACTTCAAATTCAATCTTATCGGTCCGAGTGTTAATCACTGCCACCCGCCGCACAACATTAAAGTTATCTGCCTCCTGACTAATGTTGTGTGAAACTTTCTTGCTTTCCCGGCAGGCAACCAAGCCAATCAAAGTCATTGCCATAAATACAATTGCAATCAATTTTTTAAATTTCATTTTTCTACCTCAATTTTCAAAATAATTTTAGCTGCGATTTGTAACCTTCTAATCTAGCAAGTGCAGATTTAAAGATTTGTTCATCTTTTTCAAATCCAACATATTCCAATCCAGCTTCTTCAAATGCTATTAAGCTACTTGCTGAACCAACATGTGTGTCCAGTATCTTGTAGCCCTCTTTTGCATATTTTTGAATAAGCCAGCGATATAAATTCACTGGTTTTTGGGTTGGATGTATCCTCTTTTCGTTTAGACTTTTATTGCCTTGTTGAATGTGACCCTCCGATATTGATTTTCCTTGCATCATGCCATTCCACATATAGCGGAAGAGTCTCACGCTATCGTGAAAACTGCAATATGCTATCTCACAATCAGAGAAGCTAGACTCTCCATTTATTTTATCCCAGACAATACGCCCAGCCCCGAAAGAATAGTCGAAATAATTCACTCCCCAAATAATTTGATGTTTAGATATTCTAAATAATTCATCAAAATATTCATTATCAGGCACTTCCCATTCAGAAGTTTCGCCATACAATCTTTTGACACCTATTGGACTGGTCTTTCTTCCGTAGTATCTCCTTTTCTCAGGTCCTGAAAAATATGGTGGATCAACAATTGCTAAGTCGAAAAAATTATCAGGATATTCTTTCATAGCAGGCAAGCAGTCCATATTTAAAAATTCACTAATATAACCTACCACCTTTCCTCATCTATCCATTTTCACTGGATAAAACTGCCCATAAGCAGTAAATAGCGCATGCGAAACCTGCACAGCGGCCCCACGACTGACAAATCGCATAGCCTTATCTTCTTCCGAAAATGAGGCTTTGATTCCAGTTGAGTCAAAGATCACAGTCATCAGATAAGGTTTTGTCTTACGATTTGCTTGTTTTAAAACAAACATTTTTAAAAATATAGCCTCCTTTTACTCTTCAAATCCTCAAATTTCAGGATATGTTCTTTATCCACACCTTTCATGATCCGGTCGAGGAAAGGCCTGCCGTACCGCTCTTCGATTTTATCCGCGCTCATATTTGTTGTGACAAGGGTATTTGAGCGATTGTTGAGAATCGAATACAGGACGCGATAGGTCCATTCTGTATTATTTTCCATTCCCAAATCATCCAAAACTAAAAATTTGGCTTTAGAAATCTGCTCAAGGATATAAAATTCTTGCGAGAAATCTTTCTTCAAAATGCTGAACAAGTCAGCCACATTCATGAAAATGGCAAATTCTTTGGTCATTTCAGAGGCACGCTTGATAATTCCAAAAGCCAGATGGCTTTTCCCTGTTCCTGGATTCCCAACGAAAATGATATTATTTCGTTTGCCATCGACCCACTCCGAGCAGAATCCCTCTGCCGCAGAAAGTTTCTGAGCTTCTGCAGTTGTTGGTGTATCAAAATTATCCAATGTAGCATTGGCCAGTACCTCGTCAAACAAAGAAAACTTGTTTAAGTAAAACTGTCGCTTGTTTTCCTTGTCTGCAACTGCAAAGTCATCTACCAGCTTTTGGTTTTCAGCTTCGATTTTTTCACTCTCACAAGCCGAACAGACGATATTTCCGGTCCTAAAGATTCTGATTTTCGGGATATTGTGCTTCTCGCAGATTTCTGATGTGTTTTCTGCTTGCAAAGCCAGCAGAGCAGCAAAAGGATTGACTACCATTTTAAGACTCCCCTGGCAGCATACCAGCTAGCCATGTCCGCTAGCTTTTGACTGACTACTTCCAAGCTCGCTTTTTGCAAAAGCTCTTTCATCTGGTCTGATAAAGGGTAGTATAGGTGCTCAAACGCAGCAATCATTTCTAAAATCCCCATTCGTCCTCAGCCTCCTTCTTTTGTCGTTGTTTATTGGATGTCTTGCTTATATTTCTAGCTTGCTCTACCGTGGTCACATTTGCATTTTCCCAATTTCGCAAGATACCAGATATATATTTAATGTTAGGTTTCCCGTTTTGGATTGCTAGTTTCAAAGCTTCAATCACTAATTCTTGATTGTATTCTGCTGCCAGATGATTGATTTCTTCGATTTCAAAGCCTGACAGCATTCGCCTAAATTCGTCTTGGAATAATTGCAGAATATTAACCTCAGAAGGAGATAGTATATTATCCTTATCTTCCCTATCCTTACCTATCCTATCCTTACCTATCCTATCCTTACCTGCGTCAACTTTTCGTGGACGGCTCGTGGACGGCTTCGGAAGTTGAGCCATTTGAGGCTCAAGAGCCAGCTTTTCTGCTTGGTAAATTGTTGGTTGGTAGGTGTCTTTGCGGATATAATTATGGATGCGCCAGTCTTTGATAACCACAATCCCACTATCAGAAGAAATGATAAAATTTTTAGCTAATAAAAGCTTCAAATCATCATCACTTGCGCCAACAATCCGCTGGATTGTTTTGGGACGGTCAACAAATCCATCGTCATCAGCACCCATATTTAAGTGAAAGTAGAGTGCCTGAGTTGACAATGGCATTTCCAGAAATTTGTCCGTATCTGTTATTTTTTTGCTAAACATCCTCCGTTGTGCCATAATCTCCTCCTGATTTGATGATATTTTCTTTAAACCAGTTGATTTCTTTCTTGACTTTGTTTAATAAATTCTCCTCCTGCAGCAAATCTCCTTCTTGAGGGTTGTCTCGACAGATATAGTGCTGCAAGGCATGCTTGATAATATGTAAGTCCCTGTATTTTAATTTCATTTTGTATCCACCCTTCTACCTCGCTCGCCATTTGCGCCCCTGCTGCCTATATCGTGCTTTAGCTCGCATATCAGTATAGATAGTATCTGAGAGAGCTTGCGTGAGCTCGATATTGCTGCGCTTGAGCCGCTCAATGTGCTCATCCTTATCATGTACATCCTGATAAAGCTCAGCCTTCTCCTTGTAGCAAGCATCCACTTCTTGCTTTAAAGTTTTGATTTCTTCGAGATAGCGGTCTTCAGGGTCAATCGTACGATTGTCAAAGGTGATTGTATCAATCTCATTGTAAAGCATCTCCCGCAACACCATCTCAACATTATCGATGATGAGGTGCTCTTTTGTTGAGTACACATGAGGAGTGCGAACCAAATCGTTGACGCATATTGGATAAGGTATCGTATAGCCTAATTCCTGCGCCATTCCAAAAGTGTTTTCTGCCATTTTTTGATTGGCAACTAAAATTCTATTGCCAGTCGCATGACTCTCTAAAATAACCATTGTCGTTTTTCCAAGGCAACGACCGAAGCCTATCAGTTTAGTCATATAGTACCCTTTCTAGTTTTTTGTGTATTTTTCTTCCATGTGCTGGTACGACAAATTCTATCGCACACCTATTTTCTCCTTAGTATCATATTTTTTGGTAACCCTGGCCTATTATCAAAATTAGGAAATAGTCTGAATGCTGCCATCAAGTTTTTTCTCTGAGTGTGATTTTTCTTCATTTTACCTCCAAAAAATCATATATTGTTGTTTGATAATAACTAACATCATCAAAACAAGCTGGTTTGAAAAGTAGCTAGCATTTCCTCCTGTGCTTTTTTGTAAAAACTCTTTTTTATCTCAAATCCATAAGCAGACCTCCCCATCTCAATAGCAGCCCTCAAAGTTGAGCCACTTCCAGCGACAGGGTCAATTACTACATCTTCCGGATCAGTAAAGATTTCAATTAATCGTTTCAAGACCGGTATAGGCTTTTGCGTGGGGTGGATAACGGGGTAAGAGCTATCTTTTTCCCACGGGGCATGATTGAGTATCATAGCTCCGCTGTTGTTAAATTTAGGGAGCTTGTCACGATACAATACCGTTGCTTCTTCAACTGCTCCGACAATTTTCATATTAGCCTTCAACACTTGCGGACTGCTTTTCTTGGTAAAATACAGCGGATAGGCGTTATTAAATCCATGCTTTTTGCCACATTCAATAACCATGTCTCTCTGCTGCCATGCGTGAAAAACGATCATAGCTGGTGCTTTGCCCTTTTCCTTGGGTTCTTTCTTCAATAGCCGACTACAAAAATCAAAAAAATTATTGATTTTGAAATCATTATCTGTGTCAAAGAATGATTTACCTGCTAACTGGCTTTCTCCGTTGGCATTATCTCCATCTTTGTACCATCTAGGGTCAGAGGCATAGGCATTATTACCTAGATTGTAAGGAATATCGGCTATGATTAGCTGTGCTCTTGGTATGTTATATCGCTTAGCGTTTTCAAAATGATCATTGAATAACTCGTATTTCACATTTCCTCCTTAAAACGGTAAATCATCGTCTGAGATATCCATCGGCTTGCTATTGCCAAAAGCTGGCGGCATCTGCTCGTCCATGTTGCTCTGATTAGCAGCTTTGTTACGACTTTCCAGAAGCTGGAAGTTGTCTGCAACGACTTCTGTGACATAGACACGCTGGCCTTGCTGATTATCGTAGTTACGAGTCTGAATGCGACCAGTAATTCCGATTAGAGCGCCTTTCTTAGCCCAATTAGCAAGATTTTCTGCCTGCTGACGCCAGATAACAACATTGATAAAGTCCGCTTCACGTTCACCACTTTGATTTTTAAAATTGCGATTAACAGCCAGAGTAAAGGTTGCGACCGCTAGATTTTGCGGTGTATAGTGAAGCTCAGCATCACGGGTCATACGTCCCACAAGTACAACGTTGTTAATCAAAATCCTTCCCCCTCAATTATTAATTTCCCTAAATTTCCTAGATGAAAATCAAAATATCTACCTTCTTCGGAATAAATGGAAACACATCCGCGTTCATCAACTTCCGAAAGCAATTCATATGGTTCTATGTCTGTCAAGATGACTTTTATTATCAGATCATCATCGAACTCGTTTAATTTCTCTTTGAATTCTTTTACCGTCATTGAATTCCCTCCAAAACTCTAAACTTGCTTATCAACTCGGTACAAAAAGATTTCCATTCGGATTCTTTGAAGGTCATAAATTTATCTGCTGTTAATTCTTCAAGTTTTTTATAAAAGAGCATTTCGATTTGAGTTGCTTCAAAATTAGAGATAAAAATTTCAGGATAAAATAGTTCTACTCTAGTTTTCTTGCTATATCCCGAAATATCCAATGATAATTTTGAACCACAACGCAAAGAGTCGATACCCACTTTTATTTTTACTTTAATCTCCTCGATTTTTATTGGACGAGCGAGAATTAGCGGTTCTGAGTTTTTTTGATCTCTCTTCTTAACTCCTGAATATGGATATTTTCTAGGTTTCATTCTTTCTCCTCCAAAAGATCTTGATTTTCGTGGATATTTCCTATGATTTCTCTACTGCTAGCAACATTACACAATCGTTCAAAATTGTTATATCGAATCAAGTCTACTGTCCACATCGCTAAGTCAGATCTATATAAGACCACTCCGTTCAGCAAGCCATCTTTTGAGCCAATGATATCTCCCTCGAAAATTTCCTTGCCATTTTTATCAAAAAGGCCTGTTGACTGCATGAGTTCTATTTCGTCTACCATGCGCATAAAGGTGATGCCGTCACCGATAAAATCCACTTGACCGTTGTACCAATGAATTTCATCAGCGTCAATCATTTCTCCATCATTTTTGAGCCACGCTCTAAATTTCGGAATCATCTTGCACCTCCTATGAAATTATTAGCAATATTTTGTACCTCAGTATCAATTAATTTATTTCTATAATTCAATATCGGAGCCATAACATCATTTGTCAATGCAGGCTTCAAAATGATTTCACTTGTTTCCAAAAATATTTTACCGTTGATTTTGATTTTGATGTCATAACCGTTAGCGATATATTCAAGGTCATCTTTAGACAGGGAGATTTCAAATTTACTCATTCTTCTACCTCCTCAAAATAAAATTTACCATTAAAAGGCTTGATTTCAATAATTCCATAATCTAACCCAAGTCTTGCTATAAATGGCTTACTGATTCGTTCGTGTAATGTAATTAATTGTTTTCTAAACTCATCTAATGAAAGCGTAGATTTGTAGAAATTACATTTATAACAAGCTGGCATATAGTTTTCAAAACTATCTTCTCCACCTAAATAATAAGGGTGTAAATGATCCACTCTCAAAGTTTTCAAGTCCAAAGTCTTACCACAATATGCACAATGACCTCTATATTTATCTAAAACATTTTGTCTAGTAGTTTTAGATATGCTTTTCCGTTTCATTCTGTGGCCTCCTCGAAATATCTATGGAATTTACTTAAATTAACAATAGCGACCTCTTCGACAGAATGCTTTCTGATATCAAAGTTTGGATCATTTTTTCCAAACTCTTTTTCTATAGCTTTTTCAGCCAATGATGGCAAACTGAATATACTCGCTCCGTTTTTCAAGGCAAGCGCTTGACCGTGTTTATTTACTATTCGATAACCCACATCAAACGGTCTGACTTTCGTTGGAATTATTATGCGTTTGTTTTCGTTTTTTATTGCTTGTTCAATCGTTTGTGTCATTACTTCACCTCATTAACTTCCACACCCTCGCAAGAGAAAACCCAGCCGAAGCCAGCTTCTTCTAGTTCTTTGCGGGTGAAATGTGAGCAAGCACCGTTATACATAAATTGAATTTCTTTTAATTTGTTTCTGGCTAAATATTGCCCTGAAGCCTTTATCGACACTTCATATCGCTTCTCCTGCTCCACTTTATAACCGTCAAGCCAAGCGCGAGCGAACAAATTTTGATTATCTAACGCCCACCTAGTGCATTTATAAACCTTTCCTTTGAAAGTTCCAGCAAGTCCTATTCCGTGCTCTGATACAGGGTCAAACGCGCCAGTAATTGTTAAATGATTTTCTTTGCAATAATCAATCCAATCAGCCACCATCCGCGGAATTTTGACCTTCTCTGGTGTAATTGATTTGTGGATAAAACTTTCGTCTATACTCACAGTTTCTCCGCTTGATACTTGGATTTGCTTTTCTCTGGCTCCTGTTGCATCCACCATAAAGCCAACCACATAGCCCTCTATATATACTTTTTCATTATTCATCTTTTTTCACCTCTTCAATCAACCAATCAAGATTCTTACGAGCTTTCTTCAGGTCTTCAAGCCCATTCTTCTTCTGATAGCGCAGCTGATATTTCAAAGCATTTCCAAGATAAAATCCCTTAAGCTGTTCCGATGTCATAAAATTTCTGAGGACATCAATTGATTCCATTCCATACTTTCCTTGATAATGGCTTGGATTGTGTACATTGTCGTGGACAATTTTGATACCTGTAAACTGACCCTCTTCAGTTGGTATATTCGATTGTTCAGTAGTAAAATCACATTTTGTCATTATTTTCCCCGTCCTTTCAAAAATTCTGGTATTGGGTCTCCAACCTTGATAGCCTCGTACTGCTCTTGAGTAACCAAGAATTTCCCATATCCGCCAACCGTAACCGTATATTTCCCCTCAATCACCTCTTTATCAGTGATTTTTCCAAGCACGTCCATAGACCCGCCAGCATTATCAACTCTATGGATTGTAATCAATTTTCTCGCCTCAAGTTGTTCAATCCTCTTATTGAGTCGGTTGATTTTGATTGCTCCTGCTAACACAAGCGCTAGTAAAATTACAATTATGGATAAGAATGGCAAAAATTTCATTTTAAATCCTCCTCTTTCACCCAGATCCCATCAATCAGCTTACCTTTTCGGTCCTTGATCTCCTCGTAAGCAAGCGCTAGACAGTCATTAGCTGTAGTCAGATTGTGAATCGCGATAGCGTGGATGGATGAATGCAGTGAAACAAGCTCAGGCCGCACTAGCGGTGTCTGCGTCTCATTGTGCATGATATGCTTATGGATTTTTTGAGCCATACTCCCAAGACTCGAAGCTAAAAGAAGAAGCTCCATATCTTGCGGACTCGCTTCGATTTGAGCACCATTTTTGATTTGCTGCTCAATACCAATCAGCACAACCTGCATATCTCCCAAAGCGTCTTTGGTCAAGTCTGACTTACCTTTAGCGATTCCAGTATAGAGCTCCCCAGCCTCTTCCATCAGCTTTTGAAACTGCTTCACGGGATTAGCCTCGTGCAAATTGCGGTTGATAAACCATTCCTCAACCTTTTCTTCAAGTGTTAATGTTTTAGTCATGTTTTCTCCTTTTTGTAAATATTTATAAAATTTAATAATTCCCTTAATACCTAAAAGAAGGTGTGCACCGCTTCCGCTCCTCTGCCATCTGCTCTGCAGCCTCACAAAGAGCCTGCTCCTGCATCCAAAGCACATAGAGAGCCTGCATATTTAGCATTTCTTCCTCTTTCCGCCGCTTCTCTTTTTTTCGATTTTCGATGTAGCAAGCTGCGATTCCCGCCAGAAAGAAAATGCTGATCATAAAAACCGACCCCAAAAACTCACTCATCTATCCCCACCTTCTCTCTCATCACTCTGTCCTCTTCTTCCAAATGGACGATCCGCACAGCATTTCTCCGCATGCTATCGCGGTTATCGTTGATTTGATACTGTAGCTCCTTTAGATGGTGCTCACGGTCAATATTAGTCTTAGCCAAGACCACCAGCAAGATCAGTAGCCCAGCACATAGCGCCAACAATGTCAATTGCAAGTTAGCAATCGAGTTTCTCGCCCTCCAATTTTCGTACTTCAAACGATAAATATCGTCTTTAATGCTCATCTTCCACCTCCCAAGTAACTTCATACCATCTTGTTAGTAGGGTATCTTCTTCTTTCACGACATACCCGCCATCTTTGAAATATTGCAAGACTTCACTCACCTGTTCTTTGCTAGGAAAGTTTAGGTTCCAAGTAATATCAGAAGTAGAATTTCGAAGGTCATGAAAGTCGAAGCGAATTTTACCATAACCATCACTTGCACTTTCTCTGATATAACGATTGATTTGTTTGATAAGTTCGTTGATGATGATTTTTGATAATTTCTTTTTAGATTCTTGGGATAGCTTTTTAGCTGTGTTAATTTGTATAATTTTACTCATTTTTTTCTCCATTCTATGTTATAATCAAATAAATACTCCTTGCTCATTTCTTCGGCTGATAGCCGATAAAATGTTCTTTCGCAAGTTCAAGTATTTCATAAACGTCAGCAAGGTCATACTTCCAATCACGGCCTTGCTTTCTTCTTTTCAGCCCTAAGCTAAGTAAGTATTTAAGATATTTGGCATCAAAACCAAACATATCCATCAACTCCTTTTGATTCAAAGGGAGTTTTTCTTGCTCAATTTCGCGTCTCACTTCCTCCCTAATGATATCTACCTGTTGTCGGATAAACATCCGTGCCATATCATCAGACATCAAAGGTGGCAGTCGCATTGTATCCATAACTTCCATAGCCACCTCACGAGATCAAGTCCATGACCATTTGACCATTCCGAGCCTCAATACCCAGCTTAGTATTATTGGATGGCTGCCAATTATCCCAGTAAGTCATAGCGGCCAACTCCCTCACAGTCGGATTGTCACCTTGCTCAATCCGTTCAAGCTGTTGAGCTCTCTCTGCTTCTGGAAGCGTGGCGATAAGATGTAGAGCTGTTGTCCCCAAATGTTGCAACGTTGCAACATTTGGCAATTCTTTAGCAACTTTCATCATTCTATGGGCTTCGGTTCGTTCTATTCCGATTTTTCCAAGCCATTCAATAAATTGACCATGAGCTAAATCATGCTCCTTCACATGATTGAGCCGCCTGCCAATTTCCCAAATAGACTGACCAGCAATCTGCTTGTGATGGTTGATTTCCAGTTCAATTTGAGCTAAATTCTCTGATAATGTTAGTTCTTGCATTTTCTTCCTTTCTATTTTTCTCCTTTCTCTCAACTATGCGGGCAAGCTTAGTTTTCGCATTTATGCGACGGTTTCGGCAAAAAAAATTGAGACTGCTTCATCTCTTGTTAAGTTTATGGCTCTTACAATCGCATTTGCTTCACCGATAGAAAAAGAACCGCCATTTTTAATTTTTCTATAAAATGTGCTTTTATCAATCCCTATTTCTGAAGCTAATGCTTCTTGAGTATAACCTTTTTCAACGATGATACCTTTTAACTTTGAGATATTGACCATAGCTAACCCTCCTTTCTTTTTCGCATAAATGCGAATTTATATTTTAATTATAAATCCTTTTGCATTTTTTGTCAACAAATAAATCGCATTTTTGCGAAAATATTTTGTTGCATTTTTGCGACTTATGATGTATAATGTTAGTATATCCTAAATGAAAGGGGAATAAGAAAATGGATGTTGGCACTAGAATAAAAGTAAGAAGAAAAGAAATCAACATGAAAGCCTCTGAATTAGCTAGTAAAATTAACGTTTCGTTATCAACATTATATCGCTATGAAAAAGGTGATATTGAAAAGATGTCTACGGATATTTTAAAAGAGATTGCTGATGCACTCTCAACCACTCCTGCTGATTTGATGGGATGGGACGAAAAATTAAAAGAATCAACACTCAATAAAATCACCAACACTGCCTCAAAATTGGTAGAAGAACGACAAGAAAAGGTCCTCGAATATTGCGAAGAGCAACTGTTAGAGCAAGAAAATGGAGGTCGTGAGCTTCCGACCATAGACGAACGTTTTACAAATGTAACTGATATTTACAGAAAACTTTCTCCAGAGCGACAAGAGGAAGTACGACGCAGTATGAATCGCCAACTCCGTAATCAAAATATTGTCAAGTTGGATGAAATCCAAAAAGCCCAAAATCTCTATGAGACTTTGGGAGATGAGTTTGAAGATGTTGGTTTGTATGGCGAAGTTTCTGCGGGGACTGGTGTTTGGGTATCTGATGAACCAGTTGAAACAATTAAATACCCGGTCCCAGTTCCGAATCATGATATAGCTCTGCGAGTTAATGGTAACTCTATGGAACCAATGTTCCATGATGGTGATGTGGTCTTCGTCAAAAAGACACCTGAAGTTTACCACGGTAGTATTGTTATCATTATCGTAAACGACAGCGCTTATATCAAAAAACTTTATCGTAGAGGCGCTGAAGTGAGATTGATCTCGCTAAATCCACAGTATGATGCTATCATCCTAAATCCTGATGATAGCATCGAAATTATCGGAAATGTGATTATGTAAAAAAGGAGAAACTTTATGAAAAAGATCCTATTGTTGACTGCTAGCTTTCTTTCTGCTTTTGCTTTGATGGCATGTACTGCAAGCTCTGTTAAAGAGAGTGATGCCAAACATACTGAGAAAGTTTCTCAGTCGTCTTCCTCTCAAGAAAAGCAGAAAGAATCACCTAATAAATTGACAAAAGTTGGACAGAAGATTTCAGACCCAACTTTTGGGACTGTAGAGCTTGCAAAAATTGTTTATCCTAATCAAGAGGTTGATTTTGGTAACAACGTAAAAGGTTTAATAAAAGTTGTAAAACTCATCAAAGTCTCTAAGATTGATGAGACTGTAAAATCACAATTACAAACTCAAGAAAATGAAGGATACATCATCCAAATTACAACAGATTTTGAAAACCAAAATGATGTAACAGTAGCAAATCTATCTCCTGTAGGACTCGTGCTCTCAAATGGGCAACAAATCCCATCACAATACCTCAACTCAGCTACTCCTCAGGTGTTTTCTAAAGCAACTCTTAAAGATTTGATTACTGTATATTATATCGGTAAAGAGGAGACAGATAGTGTTCGCATGCTCTATAATTACATTTACTCTCCAGATAACCTTGATTTAAAGTTTGAACCAGTAGAAACCACTGTTAAATTTTGA